TGGATATCGAAGTCCTCTGGAACCTCGCCCCTTGGAGTTGGTTCGCCGATTGGTTCGTCAACATTGGACAAGTAATCTCCAATATAGTTGCGTTTTCCAACGACGGACTCGTCATGCGCTACGGGTACCTCATGTACAAAGAAACAATAGAGGACACGTATTCGCATTCCGGTGTTGCCTTTTATAGGCAGCCCGGGTCCGGAGAGATCCGGACGACGTTCACGACCACGCTCAAAAAGCGCGTGAAAGCTCATCCTTACGGGTTTGGAGTGAAGGACGCCGATTTGACGCCCCGACAAATCTCCATACTCATTGCCCTTGGGATCACCCTTGGACAAAGCTGACGTCGTAGTTCTTGCGGCGTCAGGTTTGTGGAGCATGCACACTGTGTGCTCTACATTAATATTAACTAAATATCCGTTAATATCCGGCCACTTTCCATATGATTGGGGCCGCGCCGATCCGGACTCTCCGGGATCGGTTTCTGTAAGGAGCAATGCCATGTTTTCTGATCCTCAGTCTCTGACCATCAACGCAGTCGCCACGTCCATTCCGAAGACTTCGGTCAACGGGTCCTCCTCGGTTTACACCTCGGCGGACGGTAACGTGACGATGACCATCTCGCACAACCGCGATAAGCGGCTGCGCTCGGTGATCCGCGTTGAACAGAAGAAGGTCGCTGCTGATCCGCTTCTCGCGGACCGCAACGTCCCGACCAACCAGACGATTTATCTGGTTCGGAACGCGCCATCAAACGGACTCTTCAGCAACACCGAGCAGAAGTACTTGCTCGACGCGCTGACGCTGTTCCTGACGGCTTCTTCGGGCGCCAATGCGGTGAAGTTCATCGCTGGCGAGAGCTGAACTCGTAAAAGAGTTCATCTTCAGTTACAAAAGAGGGACGGGCGGACTCCTAAACTGGAGCTTCGCTTCCGAACCGCTTTCAGAAATGCATGGCTATGGAAGGACTTACCTTGGTATTAGACCATGGGGCCCTGAAAAGCCTGATGTTGCTCTGGCAGAGTGTGGCCTCGGAAGAGGCCGCACGGTGTTGCACAAGTACCCTTCGTGACTTTGAAACCGTCACGAGGCGCTGTGAAAACGAAGGGTGGTCGTTTTTGACGATCACTTTGCCTAACTTTGGAAAAGACTTCGAAAGATGTCTTGAACAAGGTAAGGTAACTCGCAATCTCTTCCAAGGTTTCACATGGAAGGGAGGTCTCCCCAAATTTCTTCGGGGTTTCCTCGAGCTCGTTTTCTCGGTAGATTCGGGCATTATTGTCGACAAGCCTGACATAGACGCAATTCGCGCCGTTCGTCAGCTTACGCTGATGTTCGGCAAGATTAACCGTGAGTGCTCAAAAGAGCGCACGGACGCAGCTATGAAAGGGTTTGTTGATTGTGAGAAGTCAGTTCTGGAAATGGGCAGCCAAAGGAGCCACGATGATTACGTGGTTTTCCATAGGGTTGCTCGTCTCTTGTTCGCTAACATTCTCTCCGAAGTTGACCGAAAGGTCTTCGACGGTGAGGTTGTGCCGAAACACGGACCAGGTGCTACTGCTGATGGACTTAAGGGAAACCGAAAGTTCACCAACCGCACTTGGACGGACCGCCTCGAAGAGGCGGGCCTACATGCTGAGAAATATTTGTTTCCCAGTGTCTCCCATTTCATGGAGGCATATGACCGTGTGAGCTGGCTCGAACCTGGTGCGGAACCGCCCGTTAAGGTGGTAGACGTGCCTAAAACGCAGAAAGCCCCCCGCATTATAGCGATAGAGCCTAGCTGGGTTCAATATGCTCAGCAAAGTTTGCTAGAAGCGGTGAAACATGAGATCGAAGAGGGTGACTCCCGATCGGTCTTTGTTGGTCTCACGCATCAAGAGCCTAATCAGCACCTTGCGCGTGAAGGCAGCCTTACTGGCCGCCTTGCAACGCTAGATCTTAGCGAAGCGTCTGACAGGGTTTCCTATCAGTTAGTACAAACTCTCTTGGCTGACCACCCCCACCTAAAAGCGGCGGTAGATGCTACTAGATCAAAGCTAGCTGATGTGCCTGGTTTTGGGGTTATGCCCCTTGCCAAGTTCGCATCTATGGGTTCAGCGCTTACTTTTCCGATAGAGGCAATGGTCTTCACGACCTGCATCTTTGTTGGGATCGAAAAAGCACTCAGACGGCCCGTTACCATGAAGGACATTGCAGCCCTTCGTGGAGAGGTACGCGTCTATGGGGATGATATTGTTGTCCCTGTAGAATTTGTGCAAAGCGTGATTTCGACTTTGGAGTCCTTCGGCTTCAAAGTTAATATGAACAAGAGTTTCTGGACCGGACGGTTCAGGGAGTCTTGCGGAAAGGAATATTTTAACGGCGAGGACGTATCCATCGTTCGAGTCAGAGAAGTGTTCCCTACGACACGCAAGAACGTCCGCGAGGTCATAAGTACCGTTTCCCTGAGAAACCAGCTTTACAAAGCTGGACTCTGGGCGACGGCGTTCTACTTGGCTGATACTCTTAGAGGGGTAATCCCCCTTCCTGTAGTGTCGGAGACTTCAGCGGTGCTGGGTCAGCACAGCTATGTGGGGTATGAAACCCATGTACTGAGCAGGCACACGCAAGCACCCCGTGTCAAGGGGTGGACTGCGCGCGCGGTTCTGCCGAAGAATAGTATCGACGGCGTTCCCGCGTTGCTCAAGGGATTCATTCTGAAGAGGGGTTATAATGACCCTCTCGACGAGGGTGGCCAGTTAAAGTTCTTGGCTGACTACCTCGTGCAGAGTGACGATCACTTGGATCGTTCAG